CCAGTGTTTATTTACTGGTCCTATCTTAGCTTTATTTATTAAACTTTTACAAAATTAATTAGAAGCAATTTTGTAAGGAAGATACTGTTCAAGATCATCGTAATCAACAGGTACATCAGGCTGGACGAAGCAAACTTCAACCAGGATGTAGCCGTAGCGACCAGCTGCTTTATCAGCATCAGAGATAGCCCAACCACCGTTAGTAGCGGTGGAGTTAGTGGCTGCCTTTGAATAGACGCGGAACGTTTGATCAGCTGTGTACTCTTTATAGAGCATTGGAGCTGTCAAGGTTGTTGCAGTCTGGAAAGGGTTAGTACCCAAGCCGCCTGTTCCTGCTGGGATGTTGTTCGATACAGCGGTGACGTTAGCACCTTGTACAACACCTGAGAAGGTGGTAGGGGCAGAAGCGGTACCAGGACCGAAACCGATTACCTGAGTAGCACCGGAGGTGGTGATGCCATCAACAGCTACACGTCCATCGCCCCAGCCACTGGCGACTGAAACAGAAGAACGATAAACATAAGCAGGACGGTCAGCAGTAGCGCCGACAACCATGCCAGTGATGTTTACACGAGTATCATCATTCTTATAAGGAGAAGGGATGATGACTTCGGCAGTAGTGACATAACCGTCACCAGAAGCATTGGTTACAGGAACATAACCACGGAGCTGGAAGAAACGCCAGCCGGGATTAGCCAGTACAGAAGTAGGGCCACCCTTGGAACCATCATTAGTTCCACTTTCATTGGTATCAATGTTCTGATACCAACCGTTAAGCGGCTCAGCCATGTCGGCTGGATAAATTTTCTTAGCAGATAAGTATGCCATTTACATTCTCAATAGAGGTTTATAGTTCTAACTTAAACCGCGCCATCGTCAGACAGGAAGCTGAATGCATTGGTGATGAAGTCCTTGTTCAGAACCTCGAAACCTGCGTAAAGCTGCCAAATCAAGATGATGAAGCGACTGAAGTCATCGTTGTTGTTGATGAGCACTTGTGCGTTTGGACCGCCGATACCAACACCAACTGCCTGAGGACCAAAGAAGTAACCTTGTGCAACTTCTTCAGAAGCATAATTAGCACCTGCATCGAATGATGCGTTAACACTCTTGTTAGGGAAGTTGGTTGACTCGAAGAACTTAACACCCTCGAACTGAACGCCAGTAGGCATAACGGGCTCACCAGCAAGGAAATAACCTTGGCCAGCTTGTGGTCCCATGTAGAAACTGGAGTTATTAGGCATCATGGGGTTAGCCATGTACATGCCTTGTCCAGGATTACCTGCATAACGAGCAATCTCACGGAAGTCCTCGTCACGGCGCAGATGCATCATGAAAACGGGATCGCAAATACAACGATACAGACCATCAGCGAAGGTAGGTACGTTGCGCTTACGAAGATCTTTTACGACTTCAAGAAGGTCGGTACGAACAGAAAACTGTTGTACTTGTGCAGTGTATTCTGCAGCTGTGTAAGAAACACGGCCTTGTGAATCTTTGGCCTTATCACCAGCGAAGTAGTAACCACCTTGGGTCGAAGATGATTGGCCTTGTGCTTCTGCTTTGGCAAGTTCGTCAATGAAGACGCGGTCACGCCAACGACGATAGTCATCAAGCAGCGTCAAGCTACCGATGGACTGGTGGAACATGTTCAGGTTGCCGGTATCAAGCAGCAAACGCTGAGCAGTGATCAGAGTTTCACGAGCAATCTTAAAGGTAGAAGGCTGTGTAGGATCACTTGGATCCGCAGGGCCGGTGTACTCTTTAAGTACAACAAGCACTTTTTCTTTAGTGATGTTGCGGCTATTAGCAGTACCAATAGTCTGATCTGAGATACGCTCACGGCTATCTTTAGTGCCGGGCGTTCCCCAGAACTTGTAGCGATCCAGCTGTACAGTTTGACCAGGCTGTGAGGTAAAGTCATGTACGACTACAGGCTCAACGGCCATCTCGCAAATGTAAGCGGGATGAGGGCGGTATAGTTCCGCACCTAAAATCTTAGGAAAATCGTTGTCTAAGAACACAGTCTTTTATCCTCCAGTTCGCAGGAATAGTTTTGTCGGATGAAAGATCGGACAAAAAGTCCTATCTACATTAAATTTTAGCAGTCTGTAATGTTGATTACATAAATAACTACTAGAAGTGAATACTCATGTTTAAAACATACGCATCACCTTTTACCACGTTTAGCTGCTGCATGACCAGCAGTTCCTAAAGCAGCAAGACCTATTGCGCCTATACCAGCTAAGTTGCCCAGTTCCACACGCTGATCTCTTTGCTCTTGTCTTTCACGCATTGCACGAATGTCAGATTGCATTCCAGTCTGCCCTGGATCACTCATTTGAGGTTGCATACTCATACGCGAACCCTGTGTGTTACTTGAACCAGGTGATTCAGGATCAATAGCGAGACCAGCCATGTTTCCAAGGTTGGCTACACCACCACCAATCTGTCCACCTAAGCCAGTGGCAAGACCTAAGCCACCAAGAGCAGCTGTGGCATTTGTTGCAACTTGGGCACCACGGATACCCATGGCAGCTGCTTTAGCAGTAGTTTCTTGTGATGCGCCTGCATCCATCATACCTCGTGCACTCATTGCACGGGCTTTTGCGATTTCACGCTCAAGTCCTCCCATAGGAGACTGAATACCTCGCAACTCATCAGTAAAGTTACGACCTGCAGCTGTGGCACGTTGTGCAGAACGTGCATAAACTGCAGGTAACACATGGCCAACACCAGCACCAAGAGCACCAGCACCAAGAGATTCTAAAGCCTGGCGACCATAGCTTTTGTCTTCTCCTTGATTGCTTGCTAAAGAAATACCGGCAGCACCAAGGCCGCCGATTGCCATAGCAGTCGCAGGAGATTGCATTAGTTTTGCATATTTACCTGCAATCATTAGATCACTCCATTACGAAAAGCTTATTTGCAATCGCTTGAGGAGAGGCTTGGTTGATGACACGCCAGGCCTGGCTAGGATCTTGGTCCATTTGTTGCTTGAAAGAACCCCAGAAATCTTGGGGAGCTTGTGGCGCACTTGCTTGTGGGGGAGCAGGTAGACCAGCAACATTATTTTGCTGCATAGGAACAGCAGCAGTTGGATAACCAGGGGTAGCTAACTCAGCTTCAGATTCATACACGGGGTATGGACCTTCAGGACCAAAGAACTTAAGTGTATAGTCACTCAAGATATCAGGATTAGTAAGCATCTCGTTATAAGCGAGATTCTCTTGGTGCTCATTAACCATGAACTCGGCTGAACGTGCCATAGCATGTTGAGCTTGATTGCCCCACGCAAGTGCGCCGTCAACGACGTTTTCGAGATTTAGAGCGTACTGGTTTAGAATCGCTGGTGCTTCGGTCCCGTAGTTCTCCACCACCATCCGACTCTCTGGACTCCAGTCCAGGACTTCCGCCACGTCCGCTAAGGAGCTGACTGAGTAAGTTGGGGAAGAGTTGTTGTATGAGGTCTGGCTTGTTTGCGAGGTCTGCGGAGCCGATTGTCCCCAAGTTGGAGCCTGGGCTGGAGCTGCCTGAGTACCCCAGTTTGCCTGGGTATACTGAATCGGAGCCTGATCCTGGACCTGTGATGGTGCTCCCTGGAACGGGGATTGCGCCGGACTGCCCAACAGGTTCACCACCTTGTTGAACGCCGATTCCCATGGATTCCCCTGGGGTGCCGTCGAGTCCTGGGATTGGGGGACGGATACTGACGGGTTTGATTGGTAACTGGTAGTTCCCTGTGGTGCCGCCTGGGGCACCGCCTGGGGGAAGTACGTCCCCACTGGAGCTTGGGCCACTGGTGCCACCGGAGCTTGCGGGGCTGCCGCCACGTAATTGCTTGGTGCCACTGACTGGGGGCTCGTCTGTGGGATCGATTGGACGGTAGCGTCCTGCATAACTCATCTCCTTTTGTAACGCTTCTAGGGTTCGATACAGATAAGGTGTTAGGTCTAACCTTGGGTCTGCCGCCATGGGCAGATCTGGGGCCTGAGGGTGAGGGGTCTGCATCATGCCCCCTACCAAACGAGAAAAAGCTGAATAGGCTCCTTGTAGTTCGTTTACCATCCTGAACGGGAAGCCCGAAAGCATTTCCGCTCTTTCCTCATCTGTTTTTGATGGGAAAAGATATTTCAGTGCTTCAATGCTATCAACACCTAACTCTTGTAGGTTACGTACAACAATTGAATTGTTCAAAATATCTTGCGTTGATTCTTCATAAACAGGTCCGAGCCAACGCCATTGCATGGTGATGTCGCCGTCTGGGATTAAACCTTTAACACCAGGAGGAATCATCTTTGCTTCCACGCAAGCCATTAAAAGCTTTTTAAGCATGGCCTCATATTGAACCATTGCTTGGTCATAAGCTTGCTGTTCTTCTGGTCCAGCATTCTCAGAAGGAGCTACAGGTTTCTCGAATTTTGCAGCTGCAGCTAAGGTGTCTTTAAATAGCTGTTCTTCTTGATAAATAATTAGTTCTAAACAACGACAGATACCATGCGTGTAAATAGAATTAGCTTTTTTCTTGCTTGTTGCAGCAACACGTCCGAATAGTGATTTATACTCAGTTGCAGTCACACCAGCAGAAATTGATAGCTCATCAACACCACCTAAAGAAGTTAGAATTTCTTCTCTAAACTGACGTACAAAAGCATTCTGATCACCAGAGATTGCATCAGGAACAATGTAACCAACTCGATCATTAGGCTCAAGATTTGCAATGACCCGTGGTACACGCATCTGACCATCAAGTCCCCGTGTGATTGGATCTTGTTTAAATGTGGACCGTGATAACGGTGCCATACTGGTAAAACCAGAGTTCGCTGCAATAGAAGGACGCTGTGGACCAGAGTCTGAATTTCCTGGCTCCATTAAATCTGTCTTAGGTCTAGACGACAGCAACGTAGGATTACCAAAGAACTGTAAGTTCTTTTTCATGTTGCGTACAAGATCATCATGAGCAACAATATGATTTGCCAGCTGATCAAATTCACCACTGCCATCCATGGTGAATCCCTTGGAATTGTTGAAGATCTCAACGCAGGGAATAAAGCGTAATTGATTAGGAAACTTTTTTGTCTTTCCTGGTAATACTGCATTGACATTATCAAAAGACATCTCGCCTACTGAATGAGTCTCTTCAATTGTATTAGCTTTAATAGATAAACGGATATAACGTTTCTGTCCAGGGGTATCTCCAGGGGTAGCACCCTGTAAAGAATCCATACCACCAATACCTATATCCTGGTACATGTTGCCCTTACCAGTCTTAACCTTATAGCTATAGATGATTACGACTTCTTCTAGCTCACCGTCTACGTTGTAATAAGAACGATACTCATGACTACGGAAATAATAGAGACGATAATTATTTTGAGTAGGTCTAATGTAGAAAATCCCTTTTCCATCGCAGAGAAAATAATCCCAGATCGAGTCAAGTCTTGTATCTAACTTATTGTATTTAACTACTTTACTAATAAAGTCCTTTCGTTGATTACCGAAGTTATCTTGTGCAGGAAAAAACTCAACACCTTGGCGAATACCAAAGAGTTTCATCTGTGCAATATGACTGGCAACAATACCCGTATCTACATACTGTCCACCATCGCGCTCGATGTAGGAGTCAATAATCTCTTTAATACGGCCAGTTACTTCAGACATTATTTCCCAGATTTTGATTTATACATTCTAGCAGCTTTACCAGCCTTTTTTGCTTTCTCAGTATTCTTGACAAATTGTTTGCCTTTACGGGAACCTTCTCGTTTTTTACGATCAGTATCTTCCCTTTCTTTTTTAGAAAGAGATGCCCAGGCTTTTTTAGGAAGGTAACGTTTGGTCGTACCGTCAGATTGGATTGCTTTGTCTGCCATTATCTAAGCATGCTCCGGCCATAGCCAAATTGTCTTTCTATTGCTGGACCAAAAGAACCTAGCATTTGATCTAGTTCCCGCGCTTCTCCTGGCATCAAAGTAGCTAAGCCAGGTTTATTAAATACCTGTTTGTAAGCTGGTGCAGCATTATCGTAACGCCCACCAAACCTATATTCTGCAGGGTAACTAAGCATGGTTGCCCACCCAAGTTTATTAGGTTCGTAACCAGCTTGTGTCATTGCTTCATAAGCAACACCTTGTGCATTAGCTTCTTCTATAAGAGAACGTTTGCCTAAATTTTCATAGCCAGCTCGCATTGCTGCTCCAGAGTCAACCATTTCTGGAGTCATGGTTGTAAATAATTCCAGACGTTTCTGATCAGCATATGGATTAGTCGCTAAACTACTTGGAAAAGCTTGATGAGCTGCTTCATGTGCAGCAACTGTTACGTCGCCACCAACAGGATCAACATAAGTTGTGCCTCCAACACCGCCAATATTTACTCCTCCTCCTGATCCCCACATTCCCCTTCCATCTATACCAGTTAAAACAGATGGTGCAGGTTGAATCTTAATAGGATTATTTGTTTTACTTTGCATTAAATTTATTACATTATTCATTTCTTCGGTAGGCACAAAGGCAGTACCTTCACGTTTAAATGCTGGTAGAAACTTTTCTGCTAAGCCCATTATTTTTTCTCCATATACTTACCGGCAAGTTTGTCAATCTTTTTGGCTTGGCTAGCATGCATCTTTGCACTACCTTTCAATTGCTTAGAGATCTTCTGTAAATCTTTTTTGGCTTGTTTCATGATGATACAGTTTTAGTAATGTTTAAAATCTCATTAACAACTTGAGGAGCATAGCCGCTATTTTTTAATTCAGCTACTGTAAAAGGATATTGAAAATCTAATAAAGCTTTTTGAAGCTCTGCATTATTAGTGTGTTGTGCAAGAGATTGCATTAATTTTTGATTCGGAAAAATTTCAGGTGTGTAATTATTATATCTACCTGCTATTTTCATGATTTTTTCTCCTTAGCTTTTTTGGCTGCAGTAGCAGCTTTCTTACCTTTTTCATATTGATCTTTAGTTTGCCAATCTTCTTTAGCCCATTTCTTTAAAGATTTTTGTTTCTTTCCTTCTCCACCTTTGTACCCGCCACCAGCTTTCTTATACTCGGAAGCTACGAGCTGTGCTTTACGCGCCGAAATAATTAGTTAGCCTTACGGCTACGACCATTCTCCCGGTTTACCCCCACGGCCTTCACGCATAACTTTGTTTTTGATGCGCTCACGCAGGTCTGGTTTCGTGTACTTGCTTTTGTCTTCAGCCATAACTTCCTCGCTCTTTAAGATAAGTAACTGCGTTTGTCAATACATCTATGTTACCACCAAATAAACCTAGCGCTCTATTACACTCTTTGCACAATAGACCTCTAAACTCATTGGTTTGATGATTATGGTCCATGGCTAAAGATTGTTTATCCTTGGGAGGCTTTTGGCAAATTGCACATAAACCTTTTTGGGCCTCAAAGACAATGTCATATTGCTCTTTTGTTATCCCTCTGCGTTCGTATTTTTTGTGGTTGTGATGCAATAAATTTTGCCCTTGTTTTTTAACTTTTTGATAGTGTTCTTTGTTATTGTTTACCCATTTATCCCAACTTAGCTTATTGCAGGTTTTGCATGAAGAATGAAGATACAATTTACCATCTTGCTTTCGCCTTCTAAAACAATCCCAATCTAAATAATGAGCACATTTAGAACATTGTTTTCGACCATCTACTCCATATAAAAGCCGTAATCGACGGTTAACTAAGGATCTGCAATCTTTACATACACTGTCTCTTTTTATATTACCAGCGGAGTTATACCCTTTAGTTCTAAAATTTTCATGTGGTTTCCTAATTCCGCATTCCCGGCAAAACTTTTGCATCGGTTAATTTGTGCTTTTCTTACAATAGCACAAAATCACTGACCGGCTTTACCGCCTTTAGTGCCTTTCATGACACGGTTTTTAATCCGTTCACGCAGTCCTGACTTTGTATATTTGGAACTATCACTGTCTTGTGTCATTAGAACTGTCTTGATGTGTCAATGTTTGCAAAACCTGAACCTTTTCTTCCAGGAGACGCGAAGAAAGAAGAGGGCGCATTGCGTGGTGGACGTGCAGATCTAACGTTGCCTTCTGTTTGATAGATAGGTACACCTCGATAATCACGTTTTTTAGGTGGTGCTTCTTGTAACCACTTACCTGCTAGTTCCATTTTAGCTTACGTACTTTGCTTGGAAGCCAGCACCTGTTGCTGGAAATTGATCGGCTTGATCATATTGGCCGCCGCCATAAAGCCCATTATTTAACTGGGTTTCTTGCTGTTCTATTAATGCTTGTAACTGCTCCCTTTGCTGTTGCTCATAAAAAGCATCATCAACTTGACCTAAGTTTGCAGGCCGCTGTCCATCCATCCTGGCCATAGGTGGAAGCTGTGGTCCGGTCCTATCTAAAAAAGTTTTTTTCTCATATGGATTCTCTGTGTTTACTCCTTTATTGTAAATTTTTGCTCCCTTCTGTGCACCTCTATGTGCCGCAGGATTAATAGCTGGTGGCATCTGAGCAAGGTAACCAGCATTACCAATGGTTCCACCTTGGACACCTACTTGGCCTGGTTGTTGAATATAAGTACGCATAAAACTACAATCACTACAAGTTATTCTACTTGTTCGTAACCTGAAGTATCATCTAAAGCTGAAACAATAATGCCATTACCTTTAAGATCCCAAGTCAACAATTGGCCTTCTTGCCAGTCAAGTGTTTCCATTACTTCTTCTGGAATCTGCATAATCAAATCACCATCGGCATTTTCCTCTAGTTCAATGAAGTAACTCATCTGGTCAAAACCCTTTCTATTAATTTGTCAAGCTTATCATTTATACTATCAAATTCTCTATTCATCTTTTCCATTTCTCTAATGTAGTCCTGTTTCAAAACGTACTCTACAGGGAAATGATCAATGCGATCTTCTAAGGTACGAAGACGTGCAAAGATTTTTCCTGTTCCCCAACCAACACCTGTTATTCCTGCAATAACAATAGCAACTAAATGTTCCATTAATAATCAAGCTGTAATTTTCCGCGTTTCATTAATCCTGTTACTAACCATACTAAAGCATCCACACAATCATCATGGGAGCTAACACCAAAATTAGTTAGTTCTTCAAACATATTGGTAAAGTTTCGATACCTATTAAATACAATTTTTCGATCTTCAAACATGCCCATGATTCCACGGAAACGTGCAAGCTTATCTGCACGGAAACCTTTGACAGGATGCCAAATAAGGTTATAAAGATTTTCTTCGTTTAAACATACGCGTTTAAAGTCTGCTTCCAGTGATGCCTGATACTGCACGGCTTCTGACCAAATGTCACATGTATTGTAAGTAGGAAACCAAAGACCGTCTGCTTGTTTACCAATGATTGACCAGTCATTTAATAATTCTTTTAATGCATCTAACTTTTCTAAATTACCCATTACACGAATTCGACGGTAATCGATAATATGAATCTTGTCTCCAATGCGTCCGCCTAGGACCATAACCGTGTAGTCATTCTTTTCTTTAATGCCTGCTGATAAGTCAACACCAATACCTAGGCAATCAAATTCAGTTGCAATTTCTGCTTTAACTAAAAGTTCAGGTGCAAGAGATAACTCATTCTGCCTAATAATTTGATTCATGTATTGAAAACTAAAAGCAATTGGTGCTTG